GAGCAAATTCAGCTTCGGTAAGATTGTCAACCATGCCTTGAATAGCCAGGTTCTCCTCAAAGGTAGTACCGGCTATAATAGTATTGACAGTGTTAGCGTTTGTTTGATTCTCAGTAATTTTAGTATTAAAATCAACAAACATTTTAGCAGCAGTTTGAGATAAGGCGCTTAAGTCCTTAAAAGTCTGCTGCTGTTGAGCGGCACGAACCCGATCGTTTTGTGTTTGGATGTTGAAATCACGATCAAGTGATTGTTTGTAAAGCTTGCGATTTTCAGATTCAAGTTTGAAGTTAGTCTCCCGACTCATCTCTTCTTGGTTCTGTGCTAGCTTCTGTGCTTGTAGATAAAGAGCATTGTTGCCCTCAAGAAATTTTTGAGCCCGCTCCTTACCACTAATTACACGGGCTGTTTCTTCTTTAATTTTAGAGGCTTCATCAGGGGCTTGGAGTTGGTAATCCCTAAAGCTCCCCTGTGAAGCAAAACTTTTAAATTTAGACATAGGTTTACTTTAGAATAAATTAGAACCACGAAGTCCCACCAATACCTGAGGTGCCGGGTGTGAAAGCATTAGTAGCTACTCCACTTGAATAGCTGGGTATACTTGTACTTGGATATCCTTTAGCCAAATTGATACCGCCGCCACTACCGCCGCCTTGGAATTTATTCATGCTACCAAAACTGCTCTGAATTGATGCACCCATCTGAGCGCCACTCATAGCACCACCAAGGATACTAGAGAACATGTTTTGTGTTTGTGCCACTACTGCCATCGGCGGAGGAGGTACTCCAGGTTTAAACACGTCTTGATACTCTGCACGTGGTAGAGCCAAAGGAACAGGCAACGGAGGAGCGATTTCAGGCTTAAGCCCAATACGATTAACAGCATTCATAGCCGATTGAAGAGCTTGTTGTTGAATCTTAGTACGTGCTACCTTATCACTCATTTGAGCACTTTCTCTACTCATCTCAAAACCAGCTTTATCAAGGATAAGCTGTTGATTCATGTTGTAAAGTTGTTGATCTGTTGCTTCTGTGTTGTACATCAGCTCGTCAATGATAGCTGCTTGCCGTGCTCCTGCTTCGGCAACAATCCCTTGAATGTTACGTGCAGCAGAACGTCCAGCAGCGCCACGAGCCTGTGCAACACCAGTTGCTTTAAGAGCCGCAATACGAGTAGCTTGTGCTTGTGTAGCTGCTGCTCCTCGTGCTTGACGTTTTTTTAAACCAACACCAGCTGCTGCTGCTCCGTAATTAAGTAGCGTTTCTGTTTCATCAAAAGAAATAGAAAGCATTTGCTCATGCAGTAACCTGTTTTGATCTACAAGTGCAGCTTGTGAAGCAATTTTATCAAAACTTAGTTGTTGAGTTGCTTGTGAAATTTGAGCATCCCAAGCCCGCATGTTTTGTCTATGTTCATAGGCACGGATGCCCATCCCATAATCATACTTTTGGGTACGTTCAGCTTCTTGGAATTGAAGATTAGCTTCGTTATTACGTTTAGTAATTTCTAGCCCTTCAACATCGTACTTATATCGACGATCCTGTTCTTCGACTTGAAGGGCGTGAATTTTTCTGTTATATGCGTTTTGCTGGTCAGTGGCTGCTTGATTTTGGGCGTTCTGTGAACTAGTACCGATAGCACTGCTAATACCGCCAAGCACCGCGCCAGCGATTGCTCCCCAGACCATACTCAGACCCTCCTATAGAAACGTGGTGTGTAGTTACCTTCCCACATCATTGCATTAACTGCAACAGGAAATGGTGAATTGTTAAACATTTTCAATCTAAAATTTTCTGTACGTTGATGGATAGGAATAGTAAATACTGTTTCGTTGTCTAGGGGGACATCATTAGCCAAATAGGTATTGGCTTCGATAACAGGTTGAACAGTAAACCAATCTTTAATGTAAAACTTGATTACTGCATCAGCAGCAGGTGCTGAACTAAAGACAATTGTGGTGTCGTTAGTAAAACTAAAAGCAGTTTCATTAACGCCGTTAACCGTCACTAGAACGTCAGACCTATCGACATAATCAAGATCACGCTTATTAAAGGTGTAGGTAGTTGTAGAACCATCACCAGTAAACTTCAGTTCATAAGGCAGTCTACCCCGTTGTTCCAGTTTAAAGCTCATCATACCAGACAAACCAACTGCAAACTTCATACGTGCAATCGTAAGATTAGCAGTAAAGTCTGCAACCCGTGGGTCAGACCTGAAGTAAGTTCTAGGTAGTTCGACATCAAAGTTGTACTTGAATCCTACAATGACATCGCTAGCGACGCTGGTAAGATCCTTGTTTGGTACGATGAAGTAAGGACCAGTACCATCAGAATCACGCTCAGGTGTAATGGTAAAGCCAGACTCAACAAACGAACCAGAACTGGTATTTCCTTTAATAACAATAATAGGTGTCAACGAAGACACATCATTGTAAGGAAGGTAGCACTTAGATAGTTTATTAACCGAATCATACACAACGCTAGAAGCAGTTGCATACAGGTCAATACAGGGGTTCACCTTTTGACCTTGGTTATTAACGATAATAGCTTGTTCAGGGCTTTGGCTAAGAGCAGCTTTAGTCAACACAAACTGGTTACCTTGTTTGGTAACAGCGTACATGTCATCGGAGTTAGTTATGATAAACTGCACGGTACCTGGCATTAACCAACTAACCCAAGATTCCATCAGGTTCTCTTTACCGTCGTTGTAATAACGGAAGATAAACACTTCATTCAATCCCTGACCAGTCATGGCAATCATGGAGTTCTGGGGACTGGAGATCATCTGATCAATATTAGGTGAAATCCACTCTTTAACAACTCTAGATAGGTCAAGGATCTGTGGGTTCTCTTGTTGACCCCGTGTAACCATACTAAAGACACGAGAGTAGCCAGGTGTTTTAGTGATGAAGTTGATGTTTGTACCTACGTCAACAGGCTCAATCTTACGATCCATCTCGTAGTTAGACAGAGCACGGATGGTTGCCAGGGACGGTGTAAGCACACCAGCATCAGCAAACAGCACAAACTGTTGATTTTCGGAGAACAGAATCACACCTTGAGCAGTAGGCAATGCAGCGTGAAGAGCTGTAGGTTTAATAGAAGAACAGCTAAGGTCAATTGGATCTGATTCAATGGTTGTCTGAGCTGACTTAAAATAGAAGTTATAAAAGTCACCAGACTGACTCATGATCACATTGTCCTTAGACAAGAATCCCAGTCGGTTATTGTGGAAGAATCCAGCAGTAATCGTTTCTCCAACAAAGGTAGGATCTGAATTAGTTTCATCGTCACCAACCAACCTATCTTCGTAGGCAATCTCCTGGAAAACAAAAGTATCTACTGCAGTGTTGATAAGCTCATGAGGCATGGTAGCGTCATCAAGACCAGGCGACACATTGGGTGCACGTGTCTCTTCCCAGTAGCCTTCGCCAGATACACCATCGTGTGCTACAAATTTAGCCCAGTAGTTATCTGCTGCTACATCTGAATTAATGATTTTAATCAGACGATCTTGAACTGATTTAACAGGCAGTCCAGATACTGAAGCTACTTCATCCTCAACAGCCGTCATCGCTTTGTTATCCAAACCACCTTCGGCATGGATGTCCATATCAATGGTGCTAACAATCTCCAAAGAGTTAGCAAGTCTGGTAACAGTCAGTTGAGCGTGGTCGCCAGTCATGGCGTTAATATCATTCTCTAAATCAATAAGAATAGTATTAGCGTCAGCAGAACTAGGAGTAGTATAAGTAGCAGTTTTAGTTACACCATTAATTGTAATATCAATTGTGTACGTTGTAGAAGCAGTAACGTACTGGATTTCTACTGACGCTACACGATGAGGATCCCACGAAGGAGTAGCTTGCACACCGACAGTGACAGCACTATTAATAATAATAGAGGTGTCTTGAACGGTAATAATTTTATAGTTGTCTTTAGTACCAGTCAGATAACCTGTGCCATCAGGGTAGGTAACAGTACAGGGGTTACCTGTTACTGCGTTCCAGATGTCAATAGTGGTGCCTTTGATAACACCCACATATTCTTCATCGTCATCACGTTTAATGTAGAACCATTTCCCATCATCATACGTAGTACCACTACCAAGGTTGACAATGTGTTCAAACCCAGGTCGTTTAGTCAAACCATATGTAGCATCAGGAAATCCGTTGTAGCACTCACGGACTTGACCTGGCAACATTTTATCATCTGATTGTTTAGAGACGCCACCAAGGTAGCTGTTGATCCGTTGAGTAACTGAAGCCATTTATCGATAAAGTGCAGTGTACGGTTTGTAGCCAGTGTAGGTATTAGTTTTACCAGAGTGACCGAAGTAAGTATAGTCACCTTGATTACACTCATACTCCATCGCCATTGCCCTTGTAAACGCTTCTTTTTGTTGAAGGATCTGATACTGCGTACCGTCTCCTACAATGCGACTGGAGACCGTAGAGGCTGCTCTGGCGGTGATAAAATCAGCAATAGGTGTGGGAATATCAACCCAGTCAAATAGCCAGGTAATATCACACTCTACTTTTTCAGTAAACGTATAGGTGTGGTTAGCTTTGTCGTACAGCTTACCACTACGTCTGATAACATCTTTATCCATGTTAGCGGCATTTTGACTCAGGTCAATCTGCAGCATATTATTAGGAATAAGAATTTCGTTGTTATTGTCAGGAGTCATTTCATAGTTGTACTCCTTGTTGAATGACCAACCCTCAGCCTGTACTTCCCTTGAGACTTCAAGCAAAGTCTGGTAAGCAATCGCAACGTCCGGGTTGGTTTGATCTAGGGTAGTAACAGGCGCTTGCCCACATGATTGCAGAATTTGATTAACAGCAGGTAGCTCCTGCGTTGCATTAGTGGTAGGAAAAGCCATTGAGTATCATTCTCAGTAAAGAATTAAAAAAAAGGAGCCCCCGAAGAGGCTCCCGTAAAACGCATAAAAATCAGAATGCAGAAGGTGCAGTGCTGGTAACGTGCAGTTCAACAGCAGCAGCAGGGTTCAGGTAGTCACAGCCACAAGCCAGACGACCCAGCATCACATCACCCTGGTAGATGACGGACACATCACCGCTGGTGACTTGGACCTGAGGACCAATAGCTTCCACCATACCGGCTGCTTCCTTCTGGAAGATCAGACCGCAGGAGGTAGCGCCCACTTCAGCAGCAGTACCGTAATCGTTGTTGATACCAGTCTGAGCGGTATCAGCATCTTCCAGAGCTTCACCCACGAAGGAACCAGTGTTACCAGGAGAGGTGACACCAGTGGTGCCGCCGTACTTGGTACCGTAGTTACCCAGGAAGGGGATGTTCATGGACTTGTAGATCTTGATACCAGCGATCTCCACGATACCCTGACCACCTTGCAGTGCGGTACCTTGGACATCACGGTTCACAAGACCGTTCGTACCAACAGCTTGAATCAGTTCGTAGTACTGACGGGGGTTCAGAACAGCCACGCGACCGTCCATCGACACACCCTTCTCATCCAGAGCAGCAGCTGCATCATAGAAAGCAGCAACCAGCTTAGCGGAATCATAAGCGTCAGCTTCAGTACCTGCGCCGGTACCGACTTGAATCTGAGTACCACCGGGCTCAACATAGCCAGCAGCGGACACAGGGGAAGCAGCACGAGCACCACGTGCAATAGCACGGAAGGCGAGACGGTCATACTTCTCAGCCAGAGCATAGCCGATCTTACGGCTGATCTCCGAACGCAGATCGTAGTGAGCCAGAACTTCGTCAAGCTCATACACGAATGCCGAGCTAATCAGCAGGTCATCAATGGTGATGGTCTTCTCGGCCACCGGGGGTGCACCGTTGCTATCACCAAGAATGCTGTTGCCAGGAGTATGGAACTCGGACTTAGTGCGACCCGTGTAGATGAACTGCAGAGATTTGCCGTTCTTCAGGGTACGCTTCATGATCAGGTCCCGAGCAATAGTATTGTGCTGGAAACCTTTGAACATCTCACCGCTAAAAAGCTTGAGATACAGAGCACGGGTATCACCCGCCAGGTTAGCCTGACCCAGCTGAGTAAGCTGAGAGGGGTTAACCGAAGATTGGAAAGCCATTTTTTTAAGGAGTTAATTAATAATACTTACTCCCAAACGTTTGGAAAATTTTTTGAGTTATTTTTTGTGGTCTATCCCACCGTCTAGACGGCGAAGGGTGTCCTCGTAAGGGCCAACGCCAATAGGTAAGGGAGGGTTTGCACCTCCCAACGCCGCTTTAACGGACTACCTTTTTAGTGTAAGAAACGCCGCGATACTTGTAAGTGACTTGAACAGTCATGATAATCTCCAAGTGTTTGATCCCCGTTCCATGATCAAACTTCATGCGTCCCTTTGTGAGGGATGAACGGACGGGAGATTACCCTACAGCAGGGGCGCGAAGGGCGACAGGAGTTGCCTCAACAGAAGCAAGGTCCAAAGGGAAGTTGTGTGCATTTCGTTCGTGCATGACTTCGAAGCCAAGGTTTGCTTGGTTAAGAATGTCTGCCCAAGTACGAACAACACGTCCCTGACTATCAAGAAGGGACTGGTTAAAATTAAAGCCGTTAAGATTAAAAGCCATCGTGCTGACACCAAGAGCAGCGAACCAAATACCAACAACAGGCCAAGCAGCCAGAAAAAAGTGCAGACTGCGAGAGTTGTTAAAGCTTGCATATTGGAAGATCAGACGACCGAAGTATCCATGAGCGGCTACAATGTTGTACGTTTCTTCTTCTTGTCCAAACTTATAGCCATAGTTTTGAGACATGTCCTCAGTCGTTTCACGAACAAGAGAAGACGTGACAAGGCTACCGTGCATAGCACTAAACAAGCTACCCCCAAATACACCAGCAACTCCCAACATATGGAATGGATGCATGAGAATATTGTGTTCAGCTTGGAAGACCAGCATGTAATTAAACGTACCGGAGATACCGAGAGGCATTGCATCAGAAAAAGAACCTTGACCGAAGGGGTAGACAAGAAACACTGCAGTGGCTGCAGCGACTGGAGCGGAGTAGGCGACGAAGATCCAGGGACGCATCCCTAGTCGATAGCTAAGTTCCCACTCTCGTCCCATGTAAGCATAGATGCCAATGAGGAAGTGGAAAACGGTGAGTTGGAATGGACCCCCGTTGTACAGCCATTCATCAAGTGAAGCAGCTTCCCAAATTGGGTAAAAGTGTAGTCCGATGGCATTGCTGCTCGGAACGACGGCTCCCGAAATAATGTTGTTTCCATACAACAAGGAGCCTGCGACAGGTTCGCGGATTCCATCAATGTCAACAGGTGGAGCGGCGACGAACGCCAGAATAAAACAAATTGTGGCGGCTAGCAAACACGGAATCATAAGGACACCGAACCAGCCTACATAAAGACGGTTGTTAGTAGAAGTAACCCAGTCACAAAACTGGTCCCAGGCATTCTTCTGCTGTAAAGCAATTGTTGCAGTCATTTAAGTTTGTCCAGGAAGGAGTATGAATAACT